AGAGATTGGGTTGTATGATAATCTGGTATGCTCCTACCTCAGCAGGGTCTGGGAAGTGATTGTCCAAAGTGTAGTTAGCGCCCGCTGCGAGCGTTATACTGTGTCCACCTACCTTGTTCATCACTCCTCCCTTACCGCTTGTTGCTAACACACCATATCCGTCATACCGTATTGCAGACTCGAACATCAGAGCGAAACCACCGCCATGTAGGTCACTCGGTCCACTAGGTAGGGCATCCAAACCTAGATTGAGTTCAGCCTCTAATGGGTTTATCTTCTCGGTTATATCCAAGTCTGATTTCACTGCTGGTCTGGATGCTATCGTCTTTATCTTGTCATCTCTGAGAATCGAATCCGCTGTCTTTATCCTAGCGTTGTAGTCTATTCTGCTTCTCCTGTATAACGACTGATATAACGGATGAGCCCAGTGTCCGGGTAGCATCGGCATTGTTGCATTGATGAAGTGATGCCCCATTCTTGGGAAGGGCATTGGTGTCATCACCGGCTTGCTGTATTTATCGTACGCAATCGAACCAGCGCTCTTGTATTCCGTATGTGCCATGTCAGGCGAATTGCCGCTGACCTCTGAATGGTCTCTCAGTCTGTTGGCTGCGAAGAGTCTTGCGCTACCTGCTGGTATGTAGTAGGACGGTACGACCTTGAGGTTGGTTATGGTTTGACTAGCGAGGAAAGATGTGAAGTCTATGTCACCCACTACACCAGTGAAAGTCTGACCGCTTATTCCGGTATACGAGGCTACGACTCCTTCATCCGTAGAGGGATTGTATATCCTGATGAACCGTCTGTTGTCACTGACTTCCTTGCTGCCGAAGCCAGCCTCAAACACATCTGTGTCGATAGTGGCACTCACAGTTAGAACCGATGTGGATGCATCCCAAGAACTACCAGATAGGTCATTGGTTTCTAACCCAGCAGCGTGTGTGTATACCGTAGGATAACGATGGGTATGAGTGTGTCCCATCTTCGTGATATGGAAGAAGAGAGTTCTATCGTGCATCTCGAATGAGTTCTGAGACGATGTGTTATCCCAACCGTTTCTAGTGCTTTCCTCGGTCAATGGGTCGATGTGTTCCCAGTTGTGGTCCTCATATGTGGGATGCGCTCTTGGGTTGCTGACGCTGTTGTCAAAGAGATGCCCTATTGACTGCTCAGGATGCTGCATACCCCCTGAGCCCATAGTCTCTCCCTGATACGCTTGTATTGGGTCAAAGCCCGACCTCACCACTATGTTGCCCGGTATGTGATTCGGATTCGGTAGTTGTATCTTCAAGTTAGGAGTGTTGCCGCTGTTAGCCAACGCTGGAGCGAGGCCAGTAGTGCCTCTGTTCGTTGGTATTCTGAAGCCACGTATGATAGTCCCCAATGGGCTTCCACCCTCTATCCTATGCTCTTGTCCCGTGTCATCTACGACCGTTATGCTCTCGAACTGAGTCTCCTCGTTCGGTATGTTCAACACGTTGTTGATGGGATATGGGTTCTCCTTCGCTAGAGAAGGATGAGATAGTTCCTGTGCTTGCAATACTGGTAGCATGGCGCTGTTGGTGGTCTCGAACGAGAATCTGTTATTGCCGAAAATCTTCTCTCCTGTGGTATACGCATTGTTACCGCTAACACGAGTCACCCACGGCACAGCGCCTAGACCTCTGGCATTGACAGCAGGTAGGGTCAGGCTTCCTCCATCCATCCTCTTCCATACGACATTCTCCACCGTGAAGTTCTTCGCGGCTAATTTGGACTGCATCTGATATGCATTGACGTCTTGCATCCAGAAGCCATCGGTAAAACCACTCTCGCTGGTGTAACTAGTCGTATATTTGTCAGCCGCTACGTTTCTCTCTACGTCTGTTGACGTATGTAGATTGATGGAGCCTATCGATACATCTAGGTCATTCAGAATGCTACCAGTCTTGGCTCTGTCGGGAGTCGCATTTTCCAACTCTGTATCAGCGCTCACAGCGCCATGCAAATGGACTTGACCTCCAGCGGGGTCATACAAGTCGTCTGCCCAATTCGTATTACCGGATATGTTGTCACCAACAGGTAGAGCCATGTCATGAACAATGAGAGCCTCTACGTTCGGACCAGCATTTGCTGTTGATACGAATCTGTCTTGCCCGTGTATTCTCTCATCCCAAAGCGTCGTTCCTGCTGATTGTATGGGGTTGCTGGATAGACCTCTAGCATGTAGCCAATCACCAGTGGCCGTTACGCCATCTCTGTCGAACTTGGCTACCAATGCCCCTTCGGACTCATGGGCTACGACTAGGAAGGCACTCGTAAACACACCTTGTGGTGATGTGAGTTCCTCTGGTGGTTCGCCATTAGATGTGGTTGCTGTTGCTGTTGATTTGTATTTGTAATTCACTGGGTCAGCAGAGAAGTCAGCACCACTGGTATCCTCTGTGTCTCGGAATGTGTAAGCCCCTAAGCCATTAGAAGCCATATCAAACGGATGTCCACTACCATAGAGTTCTAAGGAAGTGTGAACATCAGATGTTGCTGTGAAGAATCCATCTAGAGTTGGTAGAGCCTCTGGGCTGTTATTAGCCGGATTGATTGTAGGAAGATGCCCATACGTGTTCATGACTGTACCAGCAGACCCGTATGGGCTGAAAGCCAGATACGGATGATATGCTCCTAACCCAGCAGCGTAGCCCGTACCACTTGTGGCTTTGTCAATCTTGAGACTGTTCAAGTATGAGTAACGCTCTCCATGCCAACCGACTGCACCTATCGGCTTTGTTCTGTCTACAGCATCTACTATGCCTGAGAAGTGCGCTTGACACATGTGGTCTCTCGCAGACACATCCTCGTTGTTGAAGCGAATGCAACCAGCCTTCGCCCAAACGAATAGGCTCTTTGTAGTATGACTGGTGGTAACAGTACCATCGATAGTTTTCTCAAACTTCGTTTCCCCAGTCTTTCTATTAGGTGCTAAGTAGAATCTCACCTTGAAATGACCACCATCTGGAATCACTTCTCTTGAGTGATATGGTGCATATGAGACGCTGGTTTGGATAGTGTTGTCACTGGTGTCTATATCAGCCCTCAACCAACCACAAGCGGGTATTCGCTCCGCTTGTTCCTGAGTCATGTTGTTAAGGCCATCAGATTCTATGTATCTAGGATGCGAGGAGTAATCGTAGTCGCTACCACTAATAGTACCCATATCAATCCAACCATATCTATCCTGCCTCATTGCATTGCCCATAGACGGCATATGAGTGCCTCCCAGAGCCTTGAGCGCACCAGCACCGGGGAAGGCGTTGATGGCCGCTCCTAGCACCGTAGCGAGTTCCTCTCCGTTTTGACAACGAGTAGCATCTACGACGATATACTCCATCTTCGTGTTGCCTATTGTGAAATTGGTATCAGGACTGATTGAAATGTAATCCTGTAATGTACCCAGCAGAGGCCCAGCGACTCTGAATGCGGTAGGATGAATCTGATTGTTCCTCTCCCATTGCGAGGATGAGTTGCCTCCTAATATCCTAGTGTCCTTCTTCGGGTGCTTCGGGTTGAATGTTATCTGGTTATCCATCCAACTCCCTCCAGCATGAAAGCCTCCATCCATGTGATATACCATGTCAGATGCTGCTTTGATGCCGAAACGTGTGGCAAAAGGAGCATGATTCATAGGATGGATGAATCTTTTACCCTGAGTGAATGTCGTTTCCGCTGTTATCCTCTGACCGTATACCCTACCATGTGCGGGTCTTTGTTTTGAAACTATGAAGTCACAATACCCAGCAGGGGGCTCCCAGTTTCTCACTGCTTTCCAATGGAAACCTGCACGATTATGGTAATACGTATCGTCGTCTGGTAAATACTCACCATATCGATTTGTTATATGATTGGGGAATTGCATCCTCCCACCGTTAGAGAATCTAGGTACTTTTGCCCAAGTGTTACCACTGGTGATTATCTTTCCAGAGTGTGGCTCTTTGATGTTATGATTGGCAGTGTTAGGATTGGTATCGGCAACCTCTTTTGTGAATGGGAATGCCTGTCCGGGTCCGAAGATGATATACGTCGTCTTGTTGTCAGTACCATCCCTGTGGTCTTGGTATCTCGCTGTTGGATGTGCAAATCTCATCACCAGTGGAATGGGTTTTGCTTTGACCACACCATTGGAATAAGCGGAAGAGCCTCTGTCCAAATCAGTAGTGAGCATGTTATCCTTGTTGAAGAATGGGGATGTGAGACTGGCTCTGTGTTGATTACATAGAGGCGTTCCGGGGAAGAAAGCCATGACAGCGTTGCAGTCAATCATAGCATGACTAGACAGAATCTCATTCGCTTCCTGTATGCCAGCAGAGCCAGTTGGTCCATTCGCATATGGGTGGGTGTAGAAACTTGAGTAGTCATTCTGTGTACCGTCATTGATGTCAATCACAGCACCGCTGAAACCACCACCGAAGAAGAGAGGTATGCTATGGTCATCACTGTCCTTGCCACCCTTGAAATGGACGATTGGTGAAGAGAATGCACTACCTACGGAACGCAATCCACTCATTTCCTTCGCTCTATCCGTAGACGCTATTCTAGAGAGAATCACCTCACCACCAAGAGGCGGAGCCATAGGCCAATTCTGACCAGTGTCTAAATCAACTGATAGTTTCTTGGCATCTGCGCTTCCCTCCGCCCTCATCATGATTGACTTGCCATCATTGAGGAATCCTCTGAAATACTCAGTTCCAGCCGTTATTCTACCTATTCTCAACGAGTTAGTAGTAAAGCCTACTGTAGTCGCTGTACCGCTCCAACCACTACCACTTGGTAAATCGATGTAAATGAACTCCTGACTTCTATAACCAGAACCAGCGTTGTTCACAACAATGCTGGTAATTGGGAAAAGGCCATTATTCCACGTTATATCAACAGTCAGTCCCGTACCATGACCGTCTTTGGATACAGTAGTGTGTCCAGTGGTCGTTCCAGAGGTAGGATGAGTTCCCGAACCATCTACATCACTAGTTGAAATGAAAAAAGAGTAAACTTCTGATTTATCAGGTGGGGGTGTGAAATTCCACATAGCGTGTTTTAGATTTATCTGATGAGGCCAACAGTTCTTCGCTGCCGATATACCGTGGTCAGCGGTCTTCTTTTTACTCATGTTGTCCTTTATGTCAGTTGGAACTCCTCCTGCAAGGAAAGCAGTGTTCACAGCATTGACTGTAGCGGTGGCATTACCCCCACTTGGATTGACTATGGTGATTGTGTCTCCTATCTCAAAACCATCTCCACGTGAGCCTGTCTGGAAATTGAGACCGGAGAAATTGTTGTTGAATACTATAACATTGATACTTGCACCACTACCAGAGCCACCAGTGACTGTGTGTGGGTTGTTAGCAGCATTCCAAGAAGAACCACTGTTGGTAACAGTGAGTCCATATAGGAGCGTTCCATCTACAGTGACAGCACCACCACCAATAGTGGTACTACCACCACCTATACCTCCCGGTCCCAAAGTCAGTATTCTGCCCATAACATCGTTATCTGTGGCAATCCAATCATTCACGGAAAGACCGAGAGTGCTGTCAGAACCCGAAAAAACAACCTTGTCTTGTCCCTCGTAAATAGGTGTATCAATGAGTTTAGACATAGAACTCCAGTAGTTCTCGACTATAGCCAGAGAATTGTCAATCATAGGAAGAATGTGGTCGCCGGGAGTTCTTGTGAAACTCTCACCACGTAGATTTCTAGTCCAAGAGGTCAAATCCACAGAAGCGTTGTTTGAATCTACTAGGACAGGTGTGGCTGTGTTAGTGTTGGAACCAGAGCCCACAGTCGTGATTTGAAGTATGTTGTATGGTATGTAGCCACAGTCAATCTGCTTACTGGCCTCTAGATTGGCATCGGTGTTATTTGCAACCGAGCCGTACCAGAAGTCCCATTCGCCCCCAGCGAACACCGCTCTATTCATTTCTCCTAATTCTAAATGAGCAGCATGTATTCCCAAGTCCTTGAATAGAGTTGCTTTGTATTTCTTGGAGAGTGGAACAACGTCGTTCTGAGGATTGTATGCTCTTATGACGATAGCGTCTTTAGCGACACCCCATTCACCGAAAGTTCTACCATCTGTCGCATACATGTCTGTGCAATCGAAAAAATGACCATCTGTTCTATCAGCATTGACAGCAGCGGCTGTAGCAGCAGCAATCAACTCGTCTGTGACTAACGTAGTGAAACTAAGATGAGGAGATATCTGATACTTCTTGCTGGTCTCTATATTCGATATACCAACCACGTTGTAAAGGACATTACCGACCCTACTCTCATAGTAGAAAGTCTCTCCAAACCCTCTGCTTGCGTCTGTGGAGAAACTGTTGGTTATCTGCATCATGCCGTTTTCCTTCGGGAAGCCGAGGTATCCCATCTTGTCATCGTGAGTCATACTGGCATAGGGCTCAGATAGGGTGACAGTCAAAGTTGAGCCAGAGAGAGCGAGAGTCGCTCCGACGGTCGTTCTGTGTTTACTAACAGGATTCCAAAGATTGCCTCTGTAATTAGACAACTGTCTATCGGTATTGCCACTTATAGCACCGACGTTTCCAACAGTTATATCAAGAGTACCAGTTGCATCACCTTCACCAGTCATGTTCTTACCGATAGTGAATCCTCCTTCTGAGATGTCTTTGTCGTTGAAGAAGATGCAAATCTCGTTCTCTATGGTGCTGGGTAGAATGGTGTTCTCGTTGGCGAACTCATCCCCTTCCTTCTTGTAGATGTATCTCAGACCTTGTTTGTTCCCTAAGTGGTCCTCGAACTGCAAACCGAAGATGTTGGAGTTCCCAACTCCGTTTCTATCCTTAGCAGTGACGTAGGACGAGTAAGTCGAGACTGGACTTCTACCGTATCTCTTGTCGAACTTGGTATCACCATCATTGCCGAATCCGAATCGACCAGCATCAGGAGCCCATCCGGGTACTCCACTAGCAGCCAAACCACCAAAATTCACTCTGGCAGTAGCCTTCTCTCCCGTTCTCAAACCCTTGACTAATGTGGAAGTAGACCCTTGAACGTCTAATGATTCCAATGAGGATGTGTTATGTGACATGCCTCCTGTGTTCTCTGACATTCTGGATAGAGCGTGGAACTCCTCGTTTCCAAAGTCATTAGGGCTCTTAGTGTCCTCACCCGTCTGAGTGGAATGAATGTATTGTTGCAATGTGGTTATCGGAGCAAAAGGTCGACCATGCTTGTTCAACGGCATAGGAGCGGGGTGCATATTCTCCCCCTCTGCTTCCTCTGGTAGAGCCCAGAAGTTCCTCCATCTTCCTCCGTGTCCTATTAAGAAGGAGGGTTGGTAGGGAGTCTGTCCCTTGCTGTTGTCTAACCACACGCAGAAGTTCCTACCGGATGCTCCCGGCACTGTGCTGTGTATAACAACGGTGTGTCCTCTGTTGCCATTCAAATCTTGTACCTCTCTTCCTAGATGCGCTCTCAAATAACCCATGTGGGTTCCCTTGTCCTTGTTGTCATCGCTCCAGAAAGGAGATGGGTCATGCGCTGACCCGTCCTTGAGTCTACCATTCAATGCGGCATATTGATTGATTACCCTGACTATCTCAGCAGCGCCGCTGAATACATCCACTACTCCTTCCTTCTGCCCTATCTCACCCAAGTCGATTGACAGCCTTCTGACGAAGTCCATGTCCTTCCACTGGGGTAGGTGTTGGAGTCTCGATTCCTCATGAGAGGACAAGTCCAAAGTAGTGTTTCTTATTCCCTTCAGACAAAGGAACGCAGGTATGACTCTGGTTCCATCAGGAGTGTCGAAAGATGTGCCTGTCTCTATGAATGACCGACTAGAAGCACCCACCGTAGGATTAGATTGTTGGTAGAATCTATTGAGGAACAAAGAGGATGTGAAGAGACTACCACGAAGATGGTGTTGGCTCATTGGATGATATACGGAAGCCGCTAGTCTACTAACAGCGAACTCGTTGGTTCTAGGTGTGAGACCATCCCCGATGAATAGCCTATCGATGAAGCCCGTGTCGCTGTTGAGAGTGAAATTACTGTGAACCACATGACCTATCGCCTTACCAGCAGCAAGTGCCGACATTCTGTTTTCGTTCTTGGCTAGTCTTCTTCCACTCTGATTGTCTGTATCAGAGAAATCCTCTGGAGCGATTTTTCTATTCGCCAAATCATGCGCATATGCTCCTTCCATGAATCTGGATTGTTCCGATGCTCTGATGAATCTGTTCTGTGAGGGATAACCGTTAGCAACGTCTATCTGAGTGGTCAAGGCGCTAGGACCATTACCCAGACTGTGCTTTCCTTGATATGCTAGGTCATAGAATAGTTGGCTGTCGACTCCATGACCCCCTATCTTTCTAGGAAAGCCTATTTGAGTCGCTTGTGGACTCGTCTGGACTTGCATGTGAATGTCCTGTAGAGCGATGAACTCCCTATCATGTGCGACATCATAGAGCAACACTCTCGCATGACCCTTCTTCTTGAGATAGGGGTCTAGATAGGCGACTGTGGGTGCTTGAGAAGCGGTCATTCCTAGAGCCTTGTAGTTCTCTTCTACTGTCTTGTTGATGTGTTGAACTAGATTCCTAGCAGTCTCCATGCAGTCGTTGCCAATGAGGAAGTTCTCCAGAGGAATGCTGTCTCTTGGATTGGTGGTGTCTAACTCGCCCGTACCTCCATTGAATCCTCTCCAGACCTGCGACTCGTTCAACACTCCTCTGCTCTTGAAGAAGAGTCCCTCTACTGCATGTGGGTTGTTGTATGACATGTTTGCCCATATCGTATCTCCATCTCTCATGCCACCAGCGGCATATGGGTTCATCCACTTGGTGTTGAGTATGGCACTTTCGTCCTCGTAATCGGGCAATTGGACGTATAGAATCCCACCAGCGGTAGTCGTATTCGCGGTGAGGATTATGTCTCTCGCTCCACTTCCATATTCCTCTACTCTGCTGACTACACCTAGATAACTAAAGTCATTAGCAACCACCTCGTAGAGAACATCTCCCTTTCTTACACTCGGCCTCTTTGTGGCACTAGTAATCAATTCACCAGCAGTCGGTGTGACAGATATCGTGTTTGAACTATTCCCATTGGCAGCGATGCTCATACCAGTGGATTCAGTAGCCGCATTCATTTCCACAAGCATGGCGTTGTTATCATGAGTTCCCATGTGTATCTGTTGTCCCTTAGATAGAACCCTTCTACATCTTCTCGTCAATGTCAGAGTGTCGCCTATTGCTGGTGACCAAGTGGAGCCAGATGAGTTTCTGTAAGTGACTATGGTGATGGCCTTCGGGTCAGTTGCTTGACTACCCGTCACTTCTACGTCATTGAGAAAACCCCAATACTGCGCTCTCTGTGTTCCATCTACAGTGCCTACTTGCGCTTCGTATATAGGTTGGTCATTATTAGGAGTGGATGTGCCGCTGTAAAATCTGTAGATGTCCCTCAATGGATTCAAAGATGTAAGAGAAGTCGAGTTTGCACTATTGTCGACGTAGATTTGATGAAGTATGGGAAACTTTCTCATGTCCTCATCTGACATGGTTATGGCCCAAGTTTTGATGGGTACACCATCATCCATCTCATTCTGGCTTAGAATCTCTTGTACGTTAGTTATCACACCAGAAGCGCGTTTCCCTTCTATCTTCTCAGCATGTGGATTGGTCTCTGGTCCCGCTTTGAGTTCGATTGCACTGACGTACTTCCTAAGACCATAATCGACGTTCCCACCTTGAGTCTTGACATTAGCAGAATCGTAGTAGAACTCTGCTCTTCCCTCATAATCAGCAGACGGAGTGAAGTAATCTGTGCCTATCCTCTTCATATCAGTTTGTGGTGTAGGGGATGATGTTGAGATTGACAGGCCAACTTGCAGGGATTTAACGAAGTTCTCTGAGTATGCATCCTCTCCCAAAGCAGGTATTGTAATGTAATTGTCAGGATAGTCAGGTAAGTTGTTTATACCGGGAGAAGTTACGGTATTTACACCTGAGTAATAACACCATTCTCCATCAGGTAAGAAGACTCTACGATACCTAACCACATCATCCACACCCTTGTATTCTGTTCCACTGGTAGAGACAGAGGGGAATATGCTGGCATCTTTGACGTTGATTTTTCCTGCAAAAGTGATAGTAGGAAGATAAAAATCGGTAATGGTGGTGGAATCTGTGTATTTGTTCTTTCTCAAAGCCAACGCATATGAAGACTCAACTTCTCTATCGACTTGCTCAGAACCTTTCATTCTCCTTCCGACTGGATTGGGATTCCAAGTGTGTGCGGTCATGGTGGCATCCAAATGCACTTTGAATGAATTGTCAGGACCAACTGATATACCACGAGCATCATCGCTGAACATCTGATTGGCGAAGAATGGAATCTCGACTAAGGCTCTCGTACTAGCATACTGAGTGCTTAGTTGGTAATCGTGCGTGACATCGCTCCCCGCTTGGAACATCCTGTCATTGACTGTGGACCCGTTCTCTATCAGAGAAAGTTCTCCGAAGTCTGCTTCACTCATGATGGTGATGCTAACAACGGTGTCACCACTGGCTGAGTTAATCAGATGTCCTTCTTTCTTCAGGAGGTCTGTCATGGTGGTGTATTCAGTTCCGTCTCCTGAGATGAAATCCCCACTCCCCAGAGTAGCGGTGTAACTGAAATCGAAATTCGCTGCTGCTTTCGCTTCGTATCTAGCACTACCACCAGACGGCAGATACACCCTACCGTATCTTGGGAAGCCGTATGTTCCCCAACTAGACATGTCTGAGGAGTTGTTGTTCAACGGCTCGACATACAAGAGTTGGTTGCTAGTGTTGTATTTTATGGCATTGAGAGCGTAAGCCCTCCTAGTGGAATAGGGAGCGTGTGCTAGAATGCTCTTGTCGAAGGTGGGGTTGATGTCCATCGCACCTTGACCGGGTCCACCTAGAGTGACTGAGACGACAGGTGAGTTAGGCTCTATCTCCTTGACTATGTGAGAGTCAGGGCTACCCTTGCCTCTGAAGTCCACAGTGGCATTAGATATACTTCCTGTCACACCTTCACAAATGATTCTGTCATACCCTCCAGCATCATCCTCACTAGCAGCAATAGAACGAACTTTGGTTCTGCTCATCAGATGATGAATGTTGACTATGTTGGCCTCATCGTATGTAGTTAGATTAGAGAAAACGTGATTCAATTGATTCGTCCTTCTTCTATCTGAAGGTTGAATGATTAGTCTCATGTCTGCTCCTTGAATTGTATTAGTTGCGAAAATATTGTCTATGATGTCAAAGACCTCATGCACTTGGGAACAAGAACTAGAAACTCCTTTGTCGAATTCTCCATTGGAAGGAGAGGTCACTTTGATATCTGGTTCGACTATTTTACTTTCATCAGGACCATCTACTAGAGGTGGGTTTTGTGCAGCGGAGTCAATAGTTAGTAGATTGAATACTGAGTTGTGTTCTGATTTTTGTGATACCGAATCCAAAACTATCTGAGGAGTGTTGTTCTGTATAGCATCAGTCTGAGCGTATGGAGTGTGATTGACTGGTGTGAGAGACTCATCTAATTCGTCGTCGCTGTCATATCCCTCGCTGTTATCACCAATCAGAGTATGAGAATCTTCTAGCACAATATGGTCATTCTGCTCTGAGTTTATTTCTATAATACCACCGGGAGCATATAGAGTGGCTCCACCACTCACAGCGCTGGCTATTATGTCATAGATGTAGTTTCCACTACCAACGTCAACAGTGGATGCGGGAACGGTCTTCTCTACCATCAATAGTGGCACATTGGTGTTACTGGCATCCATAGAAGCACCTGTGAAATCTATAGCGTTATAGTGAATCTCAACATACGGAGCCATGTTGTATGTAGAACGCAAAACAGGAACGTGAAGCAGAGCGATTCTACTTTCCTTAGAGGGTCTTAGATGGTGCTTTCTCAACTTCTCATCAGGAGAGTGTCTCATCGGTGGCGCTGGTCCTTTCAACAGGAACGGCTCGTAACTGAAATTAGCACCACCTATCGCTAACAGTCTCTTGGTTCCCGTTATATTCACACCTTGAAACGAATTGTAGACTGTGTTTACCGTAGAGGAATTCTCTACGTGTTTTATGTCAAAAGCACCTAAATTACGATAGATGTCTAATTTGCTGTTTATAGCCAACTGACTGCTGGCATTCAAATCCTCGTCATAATGCAGTTCCACCATGTCAGCAGTGCCATCTCCTTTGACATTCACAATCTCCTCACTCGCTGGTGGTAGAATACGTAAGGCAAAATGTCCATCAACATGATTCTTGATATGACGACCACTGTGACCCAAAGCGAATTTTTCGTCTATCGCTGTCGGCCACACTACTGCAAACGGGTTGTCAGTGTCATTCGTTGTAGTAGACATTCTACTTGAATAAACGAAACCATGATTCTCATTACCACTCTCATCTATCACCATCTGACCCGTTCTATCTATTATCTGGGTAGAGTAGTGAGGAGGTTGGTATGGTTTGCCTGTAGCAACATCAACTAACAAATCAGCGCCTATGACAACGAAGTGATTATCCACATTGGTAGTGTGAGAAGTATGCAACAGACCTCTCTTTCCATTGGAAGCAGAGTCGAAATCGAGATGTATGCTAGAGATAGTAAGTTGCCCGTTAGATGTGTTGATGCTCTCCAGCCTGACTCGCTCTGGTGGTTTTGTGTTGGGCTTCCTAGTGTTGGGATTTATGGAATTGGGATTTATCAGTAGATTGAAAGGAACATGTGGAACCTGATGAGTTGTGCTTCCAGAACTACCGGGTTGTATGACGATGTAATTGCCGCTGCTATATGGAGAAGCGGTGAAGTCTATCGTTCCACTGACCTCACTCTTGCCCGTGAGTTTCTTGGCTAACTCTGTAGCATCTGTGGTGCTGAGAGTTATGATAGTCGCTGATGTATCTGAGAAGTTATACGTCTCCTCGATGGGTTCGATAGGCTCCTCGAACCTATACAGCAACAACGAAGAGGGTCTTGGTGCTGATGAACTATCTGAGACTATATCATCAGTGAATTTAGTGGATATGTGCAGCGTTTCCATCACACCTCTGAATTGACCCCCATATCCACCCACGTAGATGTGAGAGTCAGACTCAGCGATTTTGAAATCAGCACCATCAAAAGATTGTGACATCATTAGAGTACCATTTACATACAATTCGACTTTTCCATTATGAGCAGCACCTACAAGGTGAATGAGTGGTCTGTGGTTTCTATTCAAATCCGTGGCATCGTTGTAAGAGCCATTGAATCTGTTGTAGGAATCGTGTATGCCTCCGAAGTCGGAAGGAGGGTATACCGTTCCATCGTAGTTGTTTTCTTCAGCATTAGCGGTGCTGACAACATAAGTTTGAGGTATACCATCTAGAACCAAATTTACACTGAACTTCGCTGGACCGGGAGTATCTACATCACCTATTGATAGTGTGAACTGACCTTGTCTATGTGCGACTATACCACCACAATCTGGAACCACCCAAGCCTCAACAACCAGATGTCCTTCTTTCTCACCACCATATGGGTCTCCACTAGGAGACCTACCAACGAGAGTCCTAGCATCGAAACCCCCTTCTGGCTTCTTATGTCCCAGAGAGGTGAAACTGCCTTGTGGAATAACTATGCTATCTGAGACACCATCAAAGAAGAAGGCATGATTAGAGTCACCTATCGCTGTCATTCAATTCAACCCATCCTGTTTATCGGTGCGAATATCATAGTGTAGACGTAGACGTTCTCACCAGCATCGTATGAGACATCGAACTTGGTGACTGTCCCTTGTATACCGCTTGTAAATCCGCTCTTTGAGAACTCCACATTAGCGGGCTCGTTGTTCTCCTCTGAGCCCTTGTTGCCAAATGGGTTATTCGGCCCTCCTTCAACTATACCATGTTTGAACCTACCAACTGGAACTAGGAAGTTTCTAGCAACATACTCTTCCGATGCACCTGCTTGCACCAGAGAATTGTATGGTAATTGTAGACCGACTATGTAGTCTCCTTTAGCGGGTTCCTGCCTTCCTGAAAATATGTTTATGTTAGTTCTAAGAGGACTACCTTTCGCACTGGGTATACTGTTGTTCACGACTCCCCATATGTCCTGCACCTTGTCACCAGCAGATTTTCGCACAGCGTCCTTACCCCCTGAAGGTAGACTCACATAAGGTGGACCTTGTTTGTTTGTTACAGAAAAAGATGTTCCAATAAAACCACCTTTTGCAACACCAGAGGTTTTCTGCGTGACTTTAACACCAGCGTTATACTTTTCACCACCCCAATCGCTTACGCTCTTTACTGTGGCAGTAAAATAAGGACTGAGATGCGAGTGTTGATTGATGCAATTAGCAAAGGCGGTCGCTAGACTCGTGGGTGTTACTCCTTTGTAATTACCACCTACATCATACCACTCATTGTGAACACTTTGAAGATGATTACCAGTCAAATCAATTCTGATTGTGGGATTGGTCTCACCAGAGAGATACTGAGTAGTATCACTACCACCATTACCAGAGAATGATTTGTAGTATATGTCGAAATAACCATTGTTGCTATTGGGAACGTCTCCAGCGAGAGTCTTAAGTGAAAATGCTTTGGCTACGACATTGATGTTAGTTGGATTGCTTGCTGATGGTGTGAAGTACCTACCCGCTGGTAAAGTTCCTCTATTCATTGTAGATTTCTCAGAATTTATGCTATCACCAGTTTGAGCCTCATCAGAGAAGTAGTATTGCAGATTAGCACCAGTGCCATACCAACCTGAATGACCTCTATGACCATGAAGGATTCCATGAATTACACCTCCTTCTGAACGACCGGGAATAAAATCATCAGGAGGACTCCTGATTCTTGCGAAATTTATAGTGGATGAGGATAACTCACCACCCGTTGGAATATGGTCATCTACAAACACTCCTTGTATAGTTATCATTGCTGAGTTGATGTTCATGTCTAACGAGTATCTACTGCTACCAGTGAAGGGCATGGGCTTGCCCCCTGTCTTTCTAGTGACGTTCATGTCTATCCTAGTAGCAGTCAATTCGATGATATTGCCATTGTCTTGAATCAGTCTGATTGGATATCCGTTTCTCGCCACTGCCATTTAATCACCTTCCGCTTATGTTGTAGGAAGTAGTATTGGAGTTTCTGGAAAGTTCATCTTGTATCATCGCTGCAACCTCCTCTGCCAGAGACCTCTTGTCGGTTCTATCCGTTATGCCACTGACTTCCATAGTGATGTTGAATGTCTGATTAACAGTACCAGCACCACCGCCGAAGCCAGAAGTGGTGTCTTCTACTCCACCACCACCACCACCATCATCATCACCACCGCCTCCAAATAGACCACCTATCTTGCTTACACCTCCAGATACGAATCCTGCTACCTTTCCAACAGCGCCACCCACTACCTTCTCAGCAGCACCGACTAAGTCAGTCAACATGTCTATCACATCTTGTAGCCCGACACCACTCAATGCATCTATCGCTGGTTTTATGAGAGTGTCGTATGCAGTGCCTATGGCACTGGCGGCTGTCTCGAAAGCGCTGCTTATAGCGCCGAATGGGTCGAGGTCTGATATGGTATCGAAGAGAGGCTGAACGTGTTCGTTCCATTTGTCGCTGACGAAAGTCCATGCATTTCCAAATGCTGTTTGTATATCTGCAACAGCACCTCCAACAAATCCACTGATATCGTTCCAGATGGGTGTAACGTGTTCGTTCCACTTACCTTCAATGTAAGTCCACGCCTCTCCGAATTTAGTCCGTACGAACTCTACTGCGCCGCTTGCCAGATTGGATACACTCTCCCAAGCGTTCGAGAACTTCTCCATTATCCAATCCTTAGCACCTGAGACCTTCTCTTGTAACGTAGTCCATAAAGGCATCACATACGTATAGAAGAGTTCTGACGCCTTCGTCATCGCACCTTCCCAATCACCTGTGAAGAAACTGAAAAACATCGATGCAGAGTCCTTTAGGAAATTGAATATCGGCATGACCACCGTATTCCATAACTCTGTCATCTTAGTTGTGAGATTGCCCCACGCTTCACCAAGCGTCGCTAGAGCATTTCTACCTGCGTCTAGGAGAGGCTGGTATATTGGAGCGATTGTCTCATTCCACCAGTCTTTGAATCCATTGAACTTCTCTATGGCCCAATCAGCGGCTTGACCGAAAGCGTTCTTCAATGCGGTTCCTATTCCAGAAACGAGATTGCTAATACCACTCATTGCGCTAGAGATACCACTAGTTGCACTCGACACTGCCGATAGTGAGTTCAGCAGTGCCGCCATCGACATTAGAAGTCCTCCGCATTAAGGAAGTCATAATCCAGACTTACTACCTCTTGGCTAGTGCTTGCCTTTGTTCTCTGCAACTCTGCGTCTTTCTTCTGCTCTTCTTCAACAGCCATAGCCCATGCGAGCGATTGTGTGAAAAGTTCGTCGCTCATGTTGTAGACCTCACCTAGTGATATGTTGTAATGTTTCGCTATTCGGTAGGCGAACAGTTGTGTATGGAGATACACATCTCCAACATTCTCTACTTGTCCTTTCTGTAGAAATTGTTGAATCTTCAACTGTTCGCTTTGGTAAACCCCCCCTGCATGGCCTCTGCCATCTCATCTGGCTTTGGTAGTAGAGAGGCTATCTGTTCCCCAATGTATGCATTGAGTTCCAATAGTTCTTGCACGTTGAGTTCTGGATTGGTTCTCACTATCCAGTTGGAAAAGGCATACTCCCAATATGCAGCCAAGTCCAGTGTCGCTTCTCCTTGTACGATGAGAAACATCCTTTGTGCGGCGTTCTGGACATCGAGGAATGTGATATCCCTAACCCAGACTTCCATTACGGAATCCGGGTTCTCCGGGTCTACTTGCACCTCATGTCTCTGTTCATTCTTCTTCTTCAATATCGTTTCCTTGTTCGCTATCTGCGGCATTTTCATTCACTTCCTCTGTTGCAGCCTCTTCCGAGGGGGCATCCGACGATTCCTCAACAGCCTCTTCCGAGGGGGCTTCGGTCTCATCTTGTTCTGGTTGTGTCACGGATTCATCATCTCTTCGTAGCCTCAATACAATTTCCGCTTTGGTTCCGTATACCGGAAGACCTCGCTCCTTGCACTCGGCCCGTAGTTCGACAACGGTCCATGAATTGTAATCTACCTCAGTGTCACTGAATGGGTTGTCCTGACTTGCAACCTCAATGACCTCTTCTTCTTCCTCTGAAGGTGACAGAGCATCTTTCGCCTGTTCCCACTTCTCCTCGTACTCAGCATCGACTTCCTCTGGAGTCTTAGAGATGACTTCCTTAGCGGCCTCTACCCAAGATGGTTCGGGTTTCATGACGTTCTCAACAAAGTCATCTATCTCGTATCTGGTATGATAAGGAACATCCTGCTCTTCAAGTCCTACTTCTTCTAGAAGCCAAACAACGTAAGAATCTCTACCATATCTACGATAGTGTCTGACTCTGCTGATTGCTGGTGGTAATTTGTTCATCTTAATGCCTCATGCGTGTAGTACGGTCTCTTGAGCGACCACTTTCACGGACTTAGGCATTATCTTTAGCATACTCTTGATTGGACCCTTGTCCTCTGGGATGGGTAGTGGAGCCTCTGTGATGAAGTAGTCGTCCATGATTATGTCTAGACTCTCCCTGTCTGCTCCAGAGCCTTGCTTGGTGAAGGAGAGGGTGATGACGTCCGCATCAGTGGTGTCTGATGTGTCGTCGTCGAATCCCTGTAGTGACCTTCTCACACTGTGATAGAAGACAGGGTCATCGACTATGATTTCCATTTCCATGTCGTATTCGGTCTTACCTTCGACAGCGACACTAGCATTCCTAGTTCCAGCGAATGGAACTTGGTCTGTCTTTGAATCTCCAGTGGTGACTCCGTTTATGGTGTAGTGCTGCTCCACTCCAGTCTTCCCATTCAGGGTGAATGAGACTACTTGCCCTAGAGTCACTCCCTTGACCTTGATTGTACCGTTGTAGAACATGAATGGCTTTTGCGTACCTTTAGCAAGTCCCATTTCCTTTCTCTTTTTCAGTTGTTGAGCGTTAGTGCCAGTGATATCCTCAAAGAGCCTATGCGCGTCATACCTATCACCGGGATTGCTAGTCTCCAACCTCCCTGTGTCAGTGTAGCATAGCGCCGCATCGAAGTTAGTAGTTAGCCTCAGAGCCGCATCGGTATCGGCGGTGATGGAGAAGTCCTTGACCTTGCATCCACGAAAGACGCGAGTGAGTTGCTTGGTATCAGAAGCACCACCATCGACCACATCAGAAGCAGTTCCCTCAGCATCGTTTCTCCTTATGCTGACTTCCATAGCGAAGGAGGGAACAGTGGATTTAGAGAAGAGTAGTTTCTTGACTGGGTTGCTCAGAGACTTTGTCGTTGGGTTCAGATGAGGCGAACTATTATCGGCATTATCTTCGTATCTGATAAAGTCCACATTTGTGTTTGCAAGATGGGAGAAGTTCAATGGGTCATCTAGCCAAATCTGCATCAGGCTTCCTCCATCGTTTATCGCTGCTATTCTCCTGACCTCTTCCTTAGTGGCGGTATTGAGAACGCTGTTCTTGTTGCCATCAGTGGTGAAGTTAGCGGGCCAAGTTCCAGCACCAGCCGCTCCCATGTGTATGTTCAAATCGACTGTGTTAGTATCTTGTATGAGGATATAATCACCTGCTGCAAGGTCAACACTGTCAACAACCGGCTCATCGTTAGAACCTTTCAATTCTAGATAGGAATCGCCAGCAGCGACGTTGGCGTTCAACTGGAAGTCATCCCCATCTCCACCACCTTGACCATCAAGTGACACTACTTCGTTTCCGAGGCAGTAGTATAGCCAGCGTGAGTTGTGCAAGTTGGCCTCGAATGAGCCACCTTGATTGAGGAACCTACCGGGAGTCTGTATGGCTACGTCTCTTCCCAGACCTACGACATGAAACCTCTTGAGGTCGACCTTCGTCTCTGGAAGTGTGATGGTGTTCACGATGCCCACGAACTGGTCGGTAAGAACCCTCTCAGCGGAGTTCTGAGCAAGTGTTTGGACTGAGTTGTTCAAGTCGAAAGTAGGTGTCTTGTATGGTAGAATCTCCACTGAGCCAGCAGCACTGGTCATGTTGCTGTTGTTATTGCTTTGATTGGTCAGAGGTGGGTGAATTCTAAGTTGAGTTCTGTTGTTACCGCTATCATGAGTATGCTCTATGATTGTGAAGACCTTCCCCTCAGAGGCGTTGTTGGCTTTGTCGAAGGTGGTCTGAGTTCCGTCATTAGTCTCAGTCAGACCATTGAAGACCAACTGAGAGCCGACTAGCATACCGATTGGAAACGCTAGTTTACCTGCGTTGCAAGGACTAGTAGCAGTGCCGCCAGAGAAGAAGAGAGTGGTGTAATCAGTTCCTTCTGCTGTGCTTGCGTCTGTATCATATGCGTGGAATCTGAACGTGCCACCGAAATCGTGAGTCAGTTTGACTCCACTCTCGTGACCGAATGAGGCTTCTACTAAATCTCCCTTGTATACTGTTGACGGCATGGATATCACTTCATGGGACTGCTTCTGCGAATATAATCACTTCGATTTGGAAGGTCATTCTAAAAAGACGCTTACTCCTATCAGACAGGTCAGTTCGCGTCTTGTATACTAACCTATCGAAGTTTACCCCATCTCCCTTGCGTTTGGTGTGGGTTAGTCTTCGTATCTCGTTCTCCATTCTCTGTAGTTGCTTGCGGCTCTTGGCTGTCCTCATGTCCACTGTGATGTTTATCCTAGTGGTGACGAAGTCGTACAGTATGTCTGGTATCTCCTCGTTGTGGG